AGACATTGACATTGAGGAAATCAACAAAATGCCTGAAAAGTGTGTAACTATTGACTACGGTATAGTGAGTGATGCTAAAACTTTTTTTGATAGTGTTATCATTGATGGATATCGCGATGATGACACTATGGGAATTCGTATTAGATTGTGGGCCAATAAGATTAATGAATGGAAGCAGAAATACAGTGAAGAGAAATCGCGTGAAGGTGACTCAGCTGTGTATGATTATCTAACTACGTTTTTTAATGATCTACCTGATGACTGTATCATCATTCCCGACCAAGGTGGGAACTTGGTATGGACAATGCAATCTGCTATACTCAAGGAGGGGCAAAAGCTTTTCACGAACTTTGGAAACTCTTCGATGGGGTACGCACTCCCAGCTGCTATCGGTGCAGCGATTGGTTCGGGTAAGAAGGTATACTGCATTGATGGGGATGGTGGCTTTCAAATGAACATTCAGGAGTTACTGACAGTCAAGAAGTATGATCTCCCCGTTGAAATTATCATTCTAAACAACAGTGGGTACGGTATCATCAAACAGTTCCAAGATAGTTACTTTGATTCAAAATATGTGGGGACATCTAAAAGTGACGTATTTGGGGATGATGTTGATTTTGTAAAAATCGCGGAAGCCTATGGTGTGAAAACTCTACAAGATATTCCCATACCAGAGACGCAAAAGATTTATCCTAAATTGGAGTTTGGAAACTCACTTGAAAATATGACACCCTATATTGATTTTGAAAAGGATATGATTGTACCCGTTCCACCTAAAAAGAAGTTGGGGTGGAGTTAAGCATCAATATGCATATATACATTATCATTGTTTGATTCCAATGTTTTAATAAATTTATAATTAATAGACTTTAAAAAATCTTCTAGATCCTCTCTAGAATACCCGAAACGTTCACTGTGACCGTTTTCACATACTTCTAAGACTATGACAGGTCTGTGCTTTTTGATAGTTTCTATCCCACCCCTAAGTGCATACAATTCATACCCCTCTATATCCAAATGAATTAAATCTATTTCGTTGAACTTTATATCATCAATTTTCAATATAGGCATATTTACCTTTGATTCAACCACCAATAGGTTTTCGGGTAACTCCTTCTTGGTTTTAACATGAATACTCCCAGTATCCATGATTTCTAATGGATTTTGTATAGCTGTCATTCCATGTGTATCACCCAAACACGCTTGAAACTTTACAATATTATTGCATTGGTCAGTGTTTAATACCAAACACGTCATATTAGTATTATCAGGTTCAAATGTATACACATTCTCGTAATGCTTGGCATATTCTAATGTATATACACCACAATTACCACCTGCTTGGAGAACTGTACCCTTCCTTTTTACATACGTATTGACTTCCGATATAACAGGTTTAACTGTTTTTATTAAATGTGGGAATGAAAACCTATCCACATCTGGCCAATAATATTCAACCCCATTAATATCATCTTTTCTCAAAGAATAGTTTTTCGTATTTGATTTATTGAGCCACTGTCCACCTAATTTTTCTTTAACTTCTTCACGTATTTGTTTTAATGTAGCCATTACTCTTTTTTATATTTACATCTTTAACCATTAAATACATATGCTTCATCCAAACCGTTATCGTCTTCAATTTCGTATGTTGCACCAAAAAAAACTGCCCATTCAGATAATAGTTTAGATTCACCCGAAATATTAATCTCCTTTTTAGTACAATTAGTATACACGACATCGTCTATAACTCTACAAACTTCGTCAATATGTGTATAAGCGAATAATTTATCTTTCTTAATCCTCACATGCTTCTCATTTTTACAAACTGCACTGAATCTAGTAGGGAGTTCACCCGGACCATAACAACCCCAAATTCTTAAAATGTGTGCGTTATGAATTGTATGGATACGTTTATCTATGACCCATTTAGAAAGACCATATGGATCACTTGGTGGATTTCCTCTCAGAGCTGCACCACTTGAAAAGTATATAAGTTTACCTTTGAAAACCCGTGCTACATTTTCAAACATCATAATATTTTCATATGTGGTATTTTGATTTTTTTGATCAATACTAGCTGCACAATGAATAACAATATCAAATATATTATTCTTAAAAAATGATTCCACCTCAGAATGATTTGTTAAATCCAAGTGTTTACGACACACACCCACCCAATCTTTGTGTTTGGATAGTATATTCGTACCAATGAAACCAGATGATCCCAAAACACATACACGTTTAGGTGGGTTGATAAAATCTTTTATTCTCTCATTAAAGTCTTTAGATGGTTTCCATCCGAGGGATCGTATTAAATCTGGTGGAGCATCTTGTATACCAGTTCTACCAGATACATTTTCCTCTACTAATTCATATTCAAACTTGTCTATGTTCATCGCATTGGCTATATGCTCCAAAAATTGTAAATTGGTCATGTAATCATGTGTCGCGTTATAAGTTCCACCAGGTGGTTGAGAAAGAAGTATGAATAGAACCATTTCCGCTACATCATATATAGATGTCCATCGTTTCCCTAAAATTTCACCGTTATGTGTATGTAATTTAAATTTTTCTCCTTGTGCTAATTTTTTTATCGCGACCATCGGGAATCTCTCTTCTTGGCAGAACTTACCAAATGTATTATTAAGTCTGACAATTGAACATGGAACATCATAACTTGAATGATAGGCTTGACATATTTGCTCTCCGGCGTATTTGGTAGCCCCATACATATTTACAGATGAACACATATGATCTTCTTTACACATTCCATTTTTACCATATACTTCAACTGAACTAAAGTAAATAAAGTGTGACAGTTTAAAAGTTCTCGCGAGTTCAAGGGTATTTACAGTCTCTATAATATTATCATTTATAGCGTCGCGTGGATTATCTATACACGATAAAGAACTTGGATTGCCTGCGATATGTAATATGATATCAATATGAATACCATTATTCCATACAAAAACGCGATCTTTCAAGTCCATTGTTTCCAATCTGTCACCTTTTTTGGGTGGTCTTTTAGTGTAGTATACCACCCAATCAGTATTTTCAAGAATATGTTCAATCATAGAGGCACCAACAAAACCTCTAGCACCTGTAACTAAAACAGTTTTCATATAGTTTAAAGACTACAGTAGTCTTTAAACAAATGCCTAAGAAAGTTTGGTATGCACCCAACAAATTTGAGTCATATGGGGAGGAAGAAATCAAAGCCGTTGAGGATTGCCTTCGCGATGGCTGGCTCGCTGGCTTTGGTGATCGTTCTGTGGAATTTGAGAAAAGGGTGGCAGACCTCTTCGGAAAGAGATTAGGACTTTTTGTAAACTCTGGGAGTAGTGCGATCCTTCTCGGATTGTGTGCCCTTGACCTCCCAAAAGGTTCTGAAGTTGTGACACCTGCATGTGGGTTTGCAACAACTGTGGCACCTCTCATGCAACTAGGTCTCAAACCTGTTTTCTGTGACGTAGGTCTAAACTCATATGTCCCCACCGTTGAGGATCTGAAAAAGGTTGTCACACCTGCTACAAAGTGTTTACTCATCCCAAATCTCATTGGTAACATTCCAGATTGGCCTGCAATTAAGGAGGCTTTCCCAGATCTGATTTTATTTGAGGACTCTGCAGATACTATCACCCACACACCATGTACAGATGTGAGCACTACAAGCTTCTACGCCAGTCATGTAATTACCGCTGGTGGTTGTGGTGGTATGGTAATGTTTAACGACGATAACCACCTCAAGAGGGCTCTCATGTTTAGGGACTGGGGGCGCATCGGGGATAATATTGAGGAACCTAGTGAGCGTTTCAATCACTCAGTAGATGGTATCCCATACGATTGGAAGTTCCTATATGGTGTAGCTGGGTATCATCTAAAGGCTTGTGAAATGAATGCAGCTTTTGGTCTTGTACAACTTGATAAACTTGAGGGGTTTCTAGGAAAGAGACGTGAAAATATCAAAAGGTACTTGGAAAATATGAAAGATTGTTCTTATTATACACTCCCAGACGATTCTCAGATCCCAAACTGGCTTGCCATTCCCTTTCAATGCCCCCACCGTCTAGAGCTTGTGAACTACTTGGAAGCAAATGATGTTCAAACTCGCGTGACCTTTGCGGGTAATATCACGAGACACCCAGCGTTTCGTGAGTACCTAGGTGAATTTGAGAATGCAGATACGATTATGAAGGATGGTTTCCTATTAGGTGCGCACCATGGTCTAGACATTGAGGATGTTGATCGTGTGTGTAATTTGCTTAAAACATTTGCGGCTACTAAAGTAAATGCCTAATGCATTAGTTACAGGTGGATGTGGATTCATCGCATCTAATTTCATAAATAGTATGCATACACGGTATCCAGATATTACATTTGTAAATATAGATAAACTTGACTATTGTTCAAATATTGAAAATGTGAACCAGGGTTCGTCTATATTTATTGAGGGTACTCTATGTGATCCAGATTTTATAGAACGTATTGTTACTCGTTACAAGTTTGATTACGTTTTTCACTTTGCTGCTCAAAGTCATGTAGATAATTCATTTGTTGACCCAATAAGTTTTACAATGGATAACGCATATGGGACACATGTACTCGTTGAGACGTGTAGAAAACATATACCAGATGTAGAGTTTATTCATTTTAGTACAGATGAAGTGTATGGAGAATCCGTGACAGATGAACCTTTCACAGAAGAACGTGGTGTCTTGAAACCCACTAATCCATATTCAGCATCAAAAGCTGCAGCGGAAATGATTGTTCGGTCTTACATAGAGTCGTTCAATATGAATATTAAAGTGATAAGATGTAATAATGTCTATGGCCCTAATCAATATCCCGAAAAACTCATACCAAAGTTTAAACGTCTTCTAAGGAATGGTGAAAAGTGCACCATTCACGGTAAAAGATCATCCGAAATCAAGAGAGCATTTATGCATGTAGAGGACGTCGTAGATGCAGTTGATATAGTTTGGAAGAAGGGTACCACAGGAGAAATCTACAACATAGCATCTGATGATGAACTATCCGTAATGGATGTCACACAGATGATTATTAGAAATCTTAAAGGTACAGATAACTACGATAAGTGGATAACGTACGTAGAAGATAGGCCATTCAATGACAGTAGGTATTACATATGTTCCAAAAAATTAAAATCACTTGGATGGAAACAAACTAAAACACGAGAAGATTTAGAAAAGTTTTTGAGTGTTTAAAGATAACATCAATCATACTCATATAATGACATTCTACCTCCCAGAATCAATGGGATGGGGTAATGTTGCTCTATGTTTATCTGATTTAGTATACAGATCATCAAACCCACAGGTATATAAGAGTCTATTAGATGTAGATAGAGGTGTTGATTTTAGTGGTTTTGAAATTACGGATGACCCACATAAGACAAAGTTTGAACCACGCATCGCGATAAATCCAGGGTATTTTCAACATGTTCATTCAAACTTGAATAAAATTATCAAACCCACGGAAGAACTACAAGGTATCATTGATAAACATATACAATGGTTTCCACATAGTTTGAAGTATGGTATACACATCCGTCGTGGAGCATGCTCTAAAGATTCTATGGATATTGGTTGTCACGGAAGAGATGAGAATGGTGACATAAAAAAAGCTTATTTTGCTAAGGATAGCGCCCTTGAAAAGTTTGCAGAGATTGTAGAAAATATAGATGGTCATATATTTTTAGCCAGTGATAGTCGTGAAATTAAGGATATGTTTAAGAAGCGTTTTCCAGATAAGATTGTAACTCTTGAGCATGACATTGTACTCACATATAAGTGTGACACACTCAAGAACTATGATGTTACACGAGAACAGAGACTCGCATGTTATATTGATTGGTTTTTGTTGTCTAAATGTAAAGAATTGTATATAACAGCAGGTAATCAAGATCTTACAGATTTATCTACATTTGGCTACAGTGCCGGTGCATACGGAAGATCAAATCTTCATTTTGTTTTTAATTAATTAATTTGAAATCCAAAATATTTAAACGGTGATCTTGATCGTCATTTAGAATATATTTGATATTCTTGATATCCACCTTTTTCCCGTAGAGTTCATAAAACTTTTCTTCAACTTTTTTCTTTTTTTCTTCAAACTGTTTGAAATCCTCAATAAGTTTGTTGAAGTCAATTTTTTCAAGATTTTGATAATTATGAACATACGCCACCCAATTTGAAGGTTTTCTCGTTTCGTGATCTAGGGTACTAGATTTTTCCAAATCAGATGTTTGGTGTAGGATTGGGAGATTTAAAAGTGGTCGGTTACTAGATTTCATAAACCCATGAAATACAATATCAAGAGCTTCATCAACATTCAAGTTAGACATAAACTCATTTGCAAAACGCAATGTACACCACCAACCTTCACAACCACCATTATTAGGTAATTGGTACACTCCTCCCATTTGTGGTTTTAAATCAAAAAATGGTGACGTACCCAAATTAATAAACTGATTATCACGAACATCATCTGGGAGACTTTCAAAGTATTTCACCCAATCTGCATGGAACGTAACATCATCGTCTAATAGTAAAGCATCCTCAATATTTTCATCAATCATTTGTTTGAAAATTGTAAGATTCTTTACCATATTACTTGTGAGTTTTAGTCCGTATGGTAATTTTAATTTTACATTGATCCATTCAACAAATAAATGGTCATGGTTATAGTCCTCAATCCAGCGAATATCCTTAATTGGAACCCTCTCTTTGATATGTTCTTCTAGGAAAATCTTTCTCTCAGGAGCCAAGTTGGGGCAGTGTCTAATAAATGCAACTTCGGGTATCTTCATATACTTCAACCTATATTAATTTCTATAAGTATAATAAATGTCAGACATCACTGCTACTATGCGCGCATCCAGGATGTACAACAATGCCAAGGCGATTGCATCTGGTAAGGTTGATCTTGAAGTATCGTGGGGTACCATCGGTGGTATTCTCCTTCTTGGATTCGTATATATGGTGACCGCCTCTATCGGTATTAGTGTCTTCTCCAAATGTGACGCCATGAAGGGTAAACCCGTCCAAGAGAACCTCAATAAGTACCTCGCGGCCACCCTCACCATCGCTCTCACCATTCCATTCACCCTCTTCATCACCAAGATTGTCAAGAACGAGGGTGCTGTTTTCACTCTAATCTATTCCCTCATGGGTCTCATCGGTGGTGCAGCGGCCCTCAATTGGACCCTCAATTGCCCTAAGGCCAAAGAGGCTGAGAAGGGGTATTCCGCGTTCAGTGTTGTCCTATTCAGTATTTCACTCCTCGCATCTTTCTACATGCTGAGGCCTAAGAAGATGATGAAATTGGGGAGTGTAATGGGTAAAACTTTATAAATATGTACACTAGAG